GGTCTTACGATTGTTATAATGCAGAAAAACCTGTACGCATTCTTTGCCTTTGAATTTTTCTCTCCAATGTTCTAGCTCAACACCTCTATAAACCAACATATCTCCAGGTTTTAAGTCTACTTTAACACCCTTTGCTTTGCTGGCTACAGTAATATTTTTACCATCTGGTGCCCCTACATTTTCATTTGGGCTTAAATATATTGGCCAGTCATCACCACCAAGATTCATTGTAGTTGATATTTCACAACTAAACCTATCCTTATGTCTTTTTAATTCATCACCTTTTTTATAAATTCGTGCATAGGTATAAGCAGGATATAGTTTTAATCCTGTTGCTTTCTCCATACCTGGCTGACATTTTAACAATAATGTCTCCATGGCCATATTTGCATATTGAGAATATGTATTAGGTATTTGTTCATTTTCATTTTCGTAATGACCTATGATATTTTCAAACGGTGAAAAGTATCTTCGTTCTCTACAAGTATCATAAACTTGTTTTTGCATACAAAAATAATTTCTAATAAATGCAGCTAGATCTTTTGATATAGCTTGACGAATGATTGTATATTTTTTCTTTTTAAATGACATTTCCACTCACTATTAGTCTATTGTTATTTTTATTTGGTCTTACTTCATGCGGTATAAAACCAGGAAATATTACTAATGTTCCTGGTACAAAATTAATTTTTATAGATTGATTCGTATCTACCATTGGATATCCTATATCATAAAAATAAAGTGGAGATGAATTTTTATCTCCTTGTATAAACCATACAAAAGATTTGTGTAATACATCATGTGTATGCAAACTATGATAATTATTTTTTAAATATTTTTGTACCCAACTGTCTTTTAAAGTTAAATTGTATTTTTTAAAAACATTTGATAATTTATTTTTTATAAAATTATCAAACGATAGGCTTCTGTTATAATAAGAAGTAAGGTTCATGTCTGGTACATTATCATCTTTTGTTAATTTTATTTCCTTAATCTGTTTTAAAGCTTCTTTATCCACCTCTACAAATTCTTCAATTACTGAATAAACAAAAGAATGTTTAGACATCTTTAGCCATTTCTTTCGGTACAGCTTGTATGTTCCAATGTATAAATCTAAATGGCTCAATACCAAAATCTACTGCATACTCGTGTTCCAAGAATCCTGGAAATATAATTAATGTTCCTGGTGTAGGTTTAAAATGTATAAGCTCACTACCTCCCCATGCACCTTTTTGATTTGGTTTCATTTTTAATTTAGTTGCACGTGCCCCGGTTCTTGGTTCGTGAAATATTGGGTATGATGTTTTATCACTACACTTTAAAAAATAAAAACCCGATACGTGTTGGTTCCAATGTATGTGTGCTGAATGATGACCACCACCTTTTTTAGCAAACTCTTGTACCCACATTTCAGAAAACATAGTTGTGTACTGTTGCATATCAAAACCTTGATGATCTAAATACTCCCAAGACTTTAGACCAACGTAATTTCTAAAATCTAAAAAATCATTATCTGCTGTAAGTGGTGTTGAATGATAACTTCTTCCAAAGTCACCATTCTTTTTTATATATTCTTTTTCTCTTTTACGAGCATCAGCAATGTATTTATTACTTGCTTTGTTTAATGATTTTACAAACTCTGGTTTTTGTTCTGACCAAATGGTCGTGTTAAAATAATTATTTATGTACATATTATATATATTCTACCCATCCTGTTATTATATATTTATTTTCTTTTGGTGCATTTACACCCTGATGTAAATGAGTCCAATAAGCTGGCCATATATAAAAATCACCAGCTATGGGTTTAGCAACAAAATTTTGAAATAAAAATTTTGTGCCACCTCCTTTTTTTATATCATTTAAAAATATCATAAAAGCAAATGTTCTTTTAAGATGTTTAGGTGAACCACTATTTTCACAATGAATAAAATGATAATAATTATTTGGCTTATATTTTGACATTTGCATAGATGGATTTAAATTCCATTTACCTATGTATTTATCTAAATATGGAAAAGTTTTTTTAAATTCTTTAATACCTTTTACTATTGTTTTTCCTAAACCAAAGTAGTCTTTTGTATCTTTAAGTGTTATATTAATTTCTAAATCATCTAATTCCGTATTTTTTTCACCTGCTGTTCCTGGAGTAGCATCATCAATGTTTTCTTCAAACCAATTGATAAGCTTGTCACAAGATTTTTTAGGATACGCTTTTGATATGTGATGTATAAAATTCATATTATTTAAATGGTTTTCCTAAATGCCATACAACAAGACTATATCTTGTGCCTGCGGTTACGGGTTTAACTCTATGCCAAACAAATGAAGGAAAAACAATAATGCTTCCTTTAGGTAATATTTCTTTTGCTCTTCTTAAATGTCTATCTTCATCTCTCATATGTGGATCATAGTTTCTAAAATCAAATTCTAATTCACCACCTTTATATTCTGAACCATCTGTTAATTGACAAGTCATAGATAGTTTTCTAATTTTACCATGTTCATTAGGACTGTCTGGTTTATCATAAGGTTTATCCCAACCATCACAGTGCCAATCATAATATTGATTTAATTTATATTTTGTAAATTGACAGGATTCTGAAAAATCCCAATTAAAATTCCAACCTGCATTTCTATTTGCTTCGTGTACGTACGGATGTAATTCTTTATATATCCAAGTGTCATTTAACCATACTAAATCAGAGTTTCTTTTTCTTTTTAAATCTAATACTTCTTGTTTATTTAATTCTCTATTACCGTATCCACCTGTTCTAGCCATCTCTTCTTTTTGTGAATTAGCATATGCTATGACTTCATCACAAAATTTAGGTGTTAACACACCACTAAAATACCAATAATAATTAGATACGTTCATGAATAATTAAAATTTATTACAACCCTTCTCATTTCGTCGGTACAAGTAGAACCTGTGTGTTTTATAGTTGAATTAAATTCAACATATTTATTTTCTTCACTAGACACTTTTTTACCGTTGTTAAATTTTGTATATCCATTGGAATTATCTAAATACAAAATACCTGTAGTGCCTTTTTCTTGATCTGTATGCATACCGTGTTCTATGATTTTATCTGTTCTTGTTAATAAATTAGCTTTGACTCTGTTCATTTTTTTATGTTTAATATTCTCTAATACTGGTTTCATAATATCTATCCAGTCGCCCCAACACTTATGTTCACCCTGATCTATAAAAGTAAAAGTAAATTGAAAATTATTTTCTTTTTCCCATTCACGATTTACAAAATTATTAAAGTACCAAGGGAAATAGCCTCCCATCATAGTATCTTTTAATTTTTTAAATACATTTTTTGGTAAAAAATTTTTATATATATTCATATGTTATAGTTTGTACAAAATTTAAACTATCCTTTTGATTATTAGTTAAATAATACATATTAGTAGACGGAAACATTATGAATTTATTATTAGTTAGTGGTATGTCCCAACTTCTGCCTTTACGTCTATTATCTTCAAAGTGTATTCGAACCATACAGTCTTTAACTTTTACACCATAGAGTAATGTAAAGTCTGGTGAGTTACGTAAGTCCACAGGATCAATGTTTAATAATGGAATTGTTGTTTCCGCAGGTTTATAAATGTTACCCCACGTTTCTTTGTTAACTAAACTGATACCATATTCAAAACCAATGTGGTCTCTAATATAAGTATCCAACATATCCCAAGTTCTT